ACGGCCCGGACTGGCCGGTGCTGTCCGCCGATGTCCCGGCCCGGCACGTCTACAGCGACGAGAACGACCCGCACGAGCAGGGGTACCAGGGACCGCACCTGGGCAGCGGCGACGTCAGCCGCCACCACGGCGAGGGCGAGGAGCAGGACGAGCCGGACTCCCGGCCGCGCGGGCGGCGGCGCAGCTTCTGGGACACCGACTTCGCCGGCCGCCAGCACTTCGGCACCGGCCAGCCGCTGTATCACGGCACCCGCTCGGTCCTGGCTCCTGGCGAGCAGCTCACCGTCGGGGAGGCGGAGCGGCACCCGAACAACGCCGACATCCAGAATGACCCGTACGTGCACGCCACCACCGACCCGGCCGAGGCGCACCGCTGGGGCGAGCGCGCTGACTCCGGCCAGGCCAGCCAGCGGGCGCGCGAGCTGGGCCGCCAGCAGCGGCAGGGGCCCGGCGAGAACGAGGACCAGGCCTACCCGCCGCGGGTCTACCGGGTCCACCCGGCCGGCCACGTCGAGCCCGACCTGGAGTACGCCGACACCGAGCACGACTCCTGGCGCTCGGCGGACCCGATGCGGGTCGGCGAGCACGTGCGCCCGCTGTACTGCCACGCGGAGGAATGCGGCAACGCCGAGCACTGGCCGGGCCATCCGCACTACCAGTTCCTGAAGGACCAGGAGGACCAGGAGGAAGAGGACTGGCGCGAGCGCCACGGCATGCGCCGCCAGGCCATCACCGGGGAAGAGGCCGAGCCGGGCCACAACATCTGGGCCGAGCCGCAGCCGGGCCGCAGCCCGGTGTCGCCCGAGCTAGAGCACAACATGATGACCCGGGAGCCGCACAGCTGGTACCGCGGCCTGAGCTATCACGGGCCCTACCACGTCATCCGGCACCCGCAGACCCGTCAGGTCCACGTGGTCGACCAGCACGGCCGCGACGCCAACCCGATGATCGGCCATTTCGGCAACCCCGAGCGGGACGGGTCCTACGGCGAGGACCAGGCCTACAAGCTGTGGCACGGCCTGGAGTCCTCGGGCCCGGACGCGCACCGGATCGGGACCGAGGCGGAGCCGCGGTTCTCCGAGGTCGCGAAGGAGCGCACCCCGGCCTTCCCGCACAGCCGGATCGACCCCCAGGACACCGAGCGCGCGACCCGGCCGGACGCCCGGGTGCACGAGCCGGCCGGCCACAGCCCCGAGGACGAGTGGCACGGCCCGTACGAGGTGGTGAAGCACCCGCAGACCAGCAAGTTCCACGTCATCGACAACCAGGGCCGCCATGCGCCCGGGATGGGCTCCTTCCGCGGCCATGACACCCAGATGCGGGCCGAGCGCAGCCGCGACTACATCGACCGGCGGCAGCAGTCCAAGGACCTCGGCAAGTCCCTGGCCGACAAGATCTTCGACACCGGGGTCGACGTCCTGGACCCGGGCGGCACCAAGGAGAGCCGCCAGTCCGAGGACAACACCCGGCGGGGCTCGGAGCTGATGGGCCGCTACGCGGGCGGCAGGGGCCAGATCAAGTTCGACCCCGACGAGGAGGGCGGCGCGCCCTACTACGAGCGCGAGCACACGACGGCGGGCGGCAAGGGCTCCGGCTGGTACGTCAAGCACTACGGCGGCCCGCGGATGGACGTCTACCACCGGGCGACCGGCGACATCGCGCACGACTCCATCCACGTCGGCGATGACCAGGACCGGCTGCCGGAGCACTTTGATGACATCGACCTGGCCAGGCACCTGAAGGCCTGGCACGACCAGCCGGACGGGATGCGCCGGCACGTGGAGGGCCAGCACTGGACCCACGGCGGCGATGAGCGGATCCAGCGCTGGAAGCAGCGCCGCCAGGGCTCGCTGTCGGCTGAGGCGCGCGGCCCGGACTACCCGGACCCGGGCGACCACCCCTTCTTCAAGTCCGTGCCGATGAGCAAGGACAACATCAAGGCCGCCTGGTACGACTCCACCGATGACGAGCGGATCCAGGGCAAGCACTGGTACCCGGACGCGCACAGCCTGTCCAAGAAGATGGCCAACGGCGATGCCGCGCTGGGGGCCGGGCTGCTGTCCGCCTACTCGCCGCGGACCAAGTGGCCGGCCAACATGTTTCACGCGTCCCGTTCCATCGACGAGAACCGGGCGCTGAGCCACTCCACGGGCGACGGCCCGATCATGGACATGCACACCATCCCGGCCGCCCGGATCCTGGCGGGCGAGCATCACTCCCAGGTGCTGAACGGGCCGAAGACCCGTGCGTTCGCGCACCTGATCGAGCACGGCGGCAATACCGCCGAGGACGAGGAGAACGGCACCCGCAAGGTCGTCGTCGACCGGCATGCCATGTCGGTCGCGGCCGGGCGGCGGCTGACCGACAAGGAAGCGGTCAGCGCCCCGATCGACAGCGCGCACTACTACCACCACGTCGAGCAGAAGTACCTCGACGCGGCCGATGAGATCTCTGTCGAGACCGGCAAGAAGGTGACCGGGGAGCATGTGCAGGCCACCACCTGGATGCGCCAGGTCCGGGTCAATGACGACGAGGACCGCGCGATGCGGTCCGGCGGCGGCACGGGCCGGGTGAACAAGGGGATCAAGGACCGGGCCCGCTGGGCCGAGCATGTCCGGCAGTACCACCCGGACTGGGAAGGCACGACCATGCACACCAGCGCGCTGCAGCGCACGGCCGCGGACCCGCCGCTGCGGGTGCCCCCGTCGGTGGACACGCTGCGCCCGGAGGCCTGCCCGGTCTGCGGGGACCAGGACGTCTTCAAGGGCCAGCGCTGCCCGGTATGCGGCTTCGTCGCGCCGCCGGACATCTTCCGTGACCCGGACATCGACCAGGCCCGGCTGAACCGGCAGGAGCTGGAGGAGGGCAAGGAGACCTCGCCGTACCCGGAGGGCCCGGCTGATGAGGAGCAGCTGGCCGCAGGCCAGCCCGGCGCTGAGCCCGGCATGAACCCGGAGCCGATGGGCTCCGGCGAGGATGCCGAGGATCAGCTGTTCCACCCGGACCAGATCGCCCCCGACGGGGTGCCCGGCGTGCAGCCCGACGCGACCGCCCCCGGCCAGGGGATGCTGGAGCCGACCGGGGACGAGGAGGAGCTGGCCGAGCCCGGCGAGCTGGACGAGAACGGCGAGCCGATCGCGGAACAGGAAGGCGAGCAGGAGATCGCCGAGGCTAACCCCGAGGGCGCGGCCGTCGAGCAGGACGCCGAGGCCGCCGAGGACGAGGCGATGGCTGAGCAGCTGGGCGAGAAGGCCGAGGGCGAGGAGGAAGCTGCCGGGGAGGACGAGCAGGCGGCTGGCGGCTCCCCCGGGAAGGATCAGGACGAGGAAGACCGCCGCCCTGGAGGGAAGATGACCAAGCGCACCGCGGAGCTGTCCGCTATCACCGCGCAGCAGCGCGTCGTGGACGAGCTGCGCCGGGAGAACGCGGCGCTGCATGCCGGGCTCGCCTTCATCGCCTCGCTGGCCGGCGTCACCGAGGAGCTGGATGCCGTCCTGAAGCAGGCCGACCTGGCTAACCCGGCCCAGCCGGTGGACGACCCGCCGCAGGGCCCGCCGAGCCAGACGACCGAGGAGGCCCTGGCCAGCGGCGCGCCGACCGGCAGCGGCAACGGCCTGGCCCGCGGTCCCGGGCACACCGAGGACGACCCGTCCCGGCCGGGTGCCACGCCCGGCTCGATGACCGCGGTGCCGGCCGAGGCGACCACCACGGCGCTCACTCCCGGGGTGGAGATCCCCACCGCCCCGGCGAGCAACCTGCAGGACGTCACCGCGCCGGTTCAGGGCACCAACCCGTCCCAGGATGGCGGGGTGCCGATCGAGCAGCGCCGGATCGAGACCGACGTGCGGGTTAACCCGAACCCGCTGGCCGCGCAGGGCCCCGGCATCGGCGGGGCGGGCACCGACGGCACCGCGTTCCCGTGGACGATTGCCGCCCGGCAGCAGCTGAGCGACCCGCAGTCCCCCGAGGACGAGCGCGGGGCCCGGACCTTCGCCGCCATCCGGCTGGCCAAGCTGCGCGTCACCGCGGGCCTGGTCCGCGGCGATGAGCTGGAGCTGGCCACGATGATCGAGCGCGACGCGGCCCTGAGCCTGCATGACATCGAGCGCGAGATCGGCACGCTCGGCCAGGTGACCAAGGCCGCCGCGGTCGCGCAGGCGCAGCCCCGCTACCCGCGCACCATGGGCCCGCGCACCGCCTCGCGGACGGCTCCGAGTTTCGCTGAATCTCCGCCGCCGGCTATGGCGATGACAGCTGGCGCGACCGGCTATGACAGCGACGACGGCGACTTGTTCGACTGACGGCGAAGGAGGCGGTGCCCCCGATGGAGACCGCCTCCTGTGCCTGCCATGCCATGAGCAGCCTTGCCTTGCGACGACGGCTGAGCCAGGCCTTGCCAAGCCCCGGCCCGCCTTGACGGCCGGCCAAGACATGCCGCGCGATGCCGTGCTGAGACGAGCCGCGCCCAGCCAGTCCTCGGCTGCCTTGCCCGGCCAGGCCTTGCCGGGCCTCGCCGAGCCGTCCGTGGCTGCCTCGCTCCGCCTTGCCATGCCTCGCGATGCCTTGACACGACTGCCGTGCCATGCCGTGCGCCGCGCCGCCAAGCTGCGCGCCGCACCGCCCCGCAACCCAGGACATGCCGCGACTGCCTCGCCCAGCCCGGATCGCCTCCCAGGACAGGCTGCGCCGCGGCTGCCTCGACCAGCACCGCCTCGCCGTCCCACGCAATACCGCGACTGCCGGGCCGCGCCAGGCCCTGCCGAGCCACGCCTAGCCTTCCCATGCCGGGATGCGCCTGGACTGCCGAGCCGAGCCTCGCCATCCGCGCCGTGCCTGGACTGCCGAGCCGGGCCGGGCTGCGCCAGGCCTTGCCGCGCCACGCCTAGCCTTGCCGTCCCAAGCCGGGCCTGGACTGCCGAGCCGTGCGGAGCCGGGCCGACCTACGCCGGGCCACGCCTAGCCTTGGCTGCCGAGCTGTGCCGGAAGCTGCCGGGCCAAGCCACGAGCTGCCGAGCCGTGGCGGCCAAGACGAGCCATATCGTGCCGGATCATGCATCACCCCGGCTGCCATGACTAGCCGGGCCAGTCCTAGATCAACCATGCCACGCCTAGGAATATCAAGGATTCTAGCATGACGTATTCAGTGACGATCGCCGCGGGCAAGAAGGACGTCATCTTGCCGAACATGAACCGGTACCAGGCCGGGGCCGTGGTCACGCTGACCGACGAGCAGTACGGCCGGCTGACCGCCCGCGCCATCACGACCTTGCTCACCGCGCCCGGAGTGCACACCGCAGGAGGAGGGAACGTGTCCCGCACCGTCACGCTGAAGAGCACCGTCAAGGACGTCGTGCTGCCCAACGGGCTGCGCTACGGCCCGAGCGCCGTGGTGGTGCTGTCCGACCAGCAGTACTCCACGATCAGCCCGGCCGCCAAGGCCGCACTGTTCGCCTCGGACGTGGTGACGCCGTAGTTCGCTCTCAGCGAGGTCTCAACCTTCACGTCACCCTTTAAGCCTAAGCCGGGAAGAAGCAGAGGGCTGCTTTTCACCAGGCCGCCCCCGGAAGAGGCAGGACGAGGCGAAGGAGTGCTGGGACCGTGATTCGTACTTACCTCAGCAACGATTACATCAAGCGCACCATCCGTCCCCTCTTCGTGTGGACGCAGGCAACGCCCAAGCCGGTGTTCCTCGACCCGAACTGGACCCGGGCGGTACCCATCTGGCCGGGCATGGGCTTCATCCGCACGGGCGGTGACCTGGTGACGCTGGCCGGTGCCAACTCCGTCCAGATGAACAGCGCCGTGATGAGCGGCGCGGGCGGCGCGATCGGTGCGGCCAACAACGGCTCGACCTACACCGCGGCGGCGCTGTCCATCTACGGCCTGGGCGCGCTGTACGTCGGCGGCGACGGCATCGACGAGCTGCTCTACGCGGGCATCAACGCCTTCGCGGTCTGGGTGATGGGCCCCGACGCCGAGTTCGAGATCCTCGCCCCCGCCTTCGACCCGACGTCCACCTGGACCGACCCGACCGACGGCGGCGGCGCTGCCCTGATCGGCGTGGCCACCCAGACCGGCGTCGGCACCGGCCTGCAGGCCGGCACGCTGCAGGGCCAGCTGGTGCCCTGGGTGTCCAGCACCTCGATCTCGGCCCCGATGGCCAGGCTGCTGAAGGTCAACTCCAGCACCAAGATCACGATCGGCGGGCTGTCGCCGTACGACGCCGCCCAGTACGGCATCAGCCGGAACTAGCCCATCCGAAACGGGTACGCAGGAAAGGACCACCCCATGACCGAGCTTGCCACCGTGGCCCCGGGCCAGCTGGCCCCGGCAGCGCCGCTCGGCGGCCTGCGGCCCCGCGTTGCCTCCCGCAAGAGCGACGACTACGTAGCGCAGATCGAGGCCCGCCGGGCCCGGAACGCGCCGCTCACGCGCGAGGCCAAGGTCCGCAAGATGGCGCTCATCCTGAGCGACGAGCTGCACGGCTTCCGCCGCCTCGGCGTCGGCATGGTCGGGCCGATCCAGCTGAAGCTGCGCTATCAGGGCATCGTCCGCAACGTCCTGGTCGAGGATCCGGTCACTCCTGGTACACCCGTTGAATACGACGTCTGGGACGACCTCGGCCAGGCCTACATCCTGAGCGGCACCGAGGGCGAAGTCCGCGTGACCCCGTTCGAGGGCAAGCGGATCCCGGTGCGGTTCTTCCGCATCGCGTCCCGCCCGGCGATCCGCAAGGAGGACCTGTTCTACCTCCGGATCAACGCGGTCGAGCAGGCCCAGGACGAGACCAAGCAGGCGATCCTGAAGCAGGAGGACGCCCGGCTCCTGGTCATCCTGCAGGCGGCGGTCACCGACTACGCGACCCGCCCGGACCACGTGGTCACCCCGAACCACAACATCACCGAGGCCTCGGGCTACCTCACCCCGGGCTCGCTCTACAGCGCGGTCGCGATGACCGACCTGCACGAGCTGCCCAGCGCCCGGCTGATGATCAACCCGTTCGACTTCCGCGACATGTACCGCTGGGACATCAACCAGACGGGCTGGGCCTTCAAGGACCGCGTGGTCGCCGGGGAGACCATCACCAGCTTCGGCGAGTTCCAGATCCAGCGCTCGATCATCGTCCCGCAGGCCAAGATCTTCCTCACCCCCGAGCCCAACTTCCTCGGCGTGTTCCCGGTGCTCTACAGCCTGGACGTCGAGGAGAACCACCTGGTCGAGGCGTTCTGGAAGGGCTGGGTCTTCGACGAGATGGTTGCCATGTCGATTTTGAACCCGCGAGGAATTGCCACAATAACCAAATCTTAGTTCGATAGATTCGCTCAGCTATATTTATAGCATGAGCGAGGACATCGACACGGCTTGGGCGACTGGTGTCTTCGAGGGTGAAGGGTGCATCACTATCTCAGGTGGGACCCCATCCCTACACGTAGACATGACCGATGAGGATGTGATCCGCAGGGTCGCAGTCATCTTCGGCGGCACCGTGACAGGCCCGACCTACCGAGCCGATTGCAAGCCCATATACCACTGGCGCTGCTACGGGGTTAAGCCCGTCCAGGCGGTCTTGCGGCGCATGTGGCCGCACCTGGGCGAGCGCAGGCGAGCACGGGCCGCTGAGGTGATCGTCGAGTATTACGAGGCCCCTATCTGGCGTAGGCGCGGCCGTGGTGAGAGGGCGGCAGGGGTCCTTCCTCCCCGCTTGGATACGAGCAAGCACCAGCGCTACCGGGCGCGCAAGGACGGGCTCGACGTACCCATGAGGAGACCCGGCCCCCGGAAGAGACGTGGCTAC